AGCAGATAAAGCAGCAGCAGGTACAGATGTTGCACCTACAGATTTTGAAAAATTATTTGCTGAAGCGCAAAAAAAATATGGTGACATTGACGAGATTTTTAGAACTGATCTAGGCCTTAAAAAACTTCTTATTGAAGCAATGGGTAAAGTAGGATTTGCTGATGATGATTATACCGAAGATCAATTTATCAATCTTCTTGAAAACACATCTTGGTTCAAGACTAATGCTGGACCAATTCGTAAACGCGGATTCTATCAACGTCAATATGATGCACTTGTCATTAAAATAAAAAAAGATGATCCAGACTATCAAAAGAAAATTGCTGAACTAGACAAGACATCTGAATATGGTCGTGGTTTAGACAAAGTAATTCAATCTCTAAAAGTAGAAGCAATCGAACAAGGCAAAACGTTAGACGATACAACTCTTCGTACTCTTGCAATAGATATCTATAAATATGCTAATGAAGCAGATACAGTCAAGATTAGTCAGGCTGTTACTAATTCAGGAACTTTTGGAACAGCAGCAGTAGGCGGCAAAGCAGGAACAGCGTTAGAGACTCTGCGCCGCATAGCCAATAACAATGGATTAGACCTTGATGTAGACTTTGCAGATCAAAAAGATACTTGGCTTAATTCTATTCTTGGTGGAGAAACTGTAGATAAGTTTACTTCTTTAATTCGTCAAAGAGCAGGTCAAAGCCAGAACAAGTTTGTTCAAGACTTACTCAAGAATGGCTATGACCTTAACGGTGTATACGGCAACTACATCAACCTAATGGCTCAGTACTTTGACATTGACCCAAATACAATTAAACCTAATGACCCACTACTTGCTAAGGTATTTACTGATGCAGGTGGAATAAAGTTTGCAGATTTTGAAGCATTGCTTCGTACTGATGTACGTTTCAAAGGAACTAAACAAGCCGGTGCAACAGGTGATATTCGTCAATCAATTACAGATCGGGCCCTTGCATTAGGTGTAACTCTTAGCGAAGCAGAAATTGACGATGTAGTTAATAACGCATTATCTATGGGAGTTAGCGCTAGTTCATCTCTAGTAGACGGACTTATCCGCGCTAAGTTCTCATACGCTCCAGGTAAAACTCTAGGTGGCGCAGCAGGTGGTGCTCTTAGTCAGTTAAAGGCAACTGCTGCAGCTAATGGTATTGACTTTGATAAACAGTTTGGATCTCAAGGACAGACTTGGCTTGCCAAAATTCTTCAAGGTGAATCACCAGAGACGTTCAAAAACATTATTCGTCAAGCAGCAGCTTCAGGTTTACCTGAAAATGTAAAGGCTTTATTAGGTTTAGGCGTTGACCTAGAAACTATCTATTCGCCATATAAAAGCATTATGGCTTCCACTCTTGGGATAAACCCACAGACCATTGGGCTAAATGATAAGACATTACGCTCAGCTATCGGAGATAAAGAAATGACTCTTTATGATTACCAACGTTCCTTACGTAAAGACTCACGTTGGCAGTATACAGATGATGCTCGTGCAGAAACTTCAAGTGCTGTATCGGGAATACTTCAAGACTTTGGGTTTAAGGGGTAATTAAATGGCAAAAAAAATATACACTGAAAATGTGGCTCCATTAGACCCTACATTTACTGGTATGAATGAATCAGATTATTCTTCTGAAACATTAGGTCTTGCTTTAGCAAATGCTACTGGTGGAAGCCAACCTACCTTAGATAGAAACAGTGCAACTGCTTTAGATTATTTACGATTAAGAGGAGGCGTAAATAGACAAGGGTTTTATGGTGATTCTTTTAATTCAAAAATACATCTTACGGATGATGAACATTATGCTGTAATGTTAAAGGCAAAACAAGAAGGCACAGACCCTTATGGAGCAGTGCTTGCTGCAGTTAATGCAAAACGTGCCAAAAATGGATTTAATGCAGATGGTTCTCCTATGTCTTCTTCTACTGCTACTGCCGATGGTGATGATGGCGATGATAGTGATGGTGATGGTGGTTATAGTGGCAATGCTAAAACATTTACAGCACCAGATGGAAGAATCTTTACAGATATTACATCCTATAATAATTATCTTGTTACAAAAAAACAAGAAGAAAAAACGGCAGCAGGAAAATCTGCTTATGATATTTTGTTTGAAGAGTTTAAGAGGTATGGTCTTGAATCTTTAGCAGAGGAAGTCAAAGGATATATTGTTGAAGGACTATCCCCCGCAGAGTTCTCTTTGCGATTACAACGAAGCCCTGACTACCAAAAACGTTTTTCTGCAAATAAGGCACGTATTGATAAAGGTTTACGCTCCCTAAGCGCAGCAGAATATATTGGCATTGAAGACCAATACCAAGATACAATGCGCCGATATGGGCTACCTGAATCTTATTACACTAAAGGTGCTCTTGGCGTCCAAGAGGGTTTTACTAAGTTAATTGAAAATGATGTTAGTAATGTTGAATTAGAAGATCGTATTATGACTGCACAAAAGCGTGTAATCAATACCAACCCAGAGGTATCACTAGCGCTAAAACAATTCTATCCTGATATTACTAATTCTGATATATTGGCATATAGCCTTGACCCAAAGAACGCTATTGAAAATATCAAGCGCAAGGTAACTTCTGCAGAAATTGGTGGAGCTGCTATACAGGCAGGATTGCAAACTGGTCTAAGCAAAGCAGAACAATTACAAGGTTATGGAGTTACTAAAGAAAGCGCTCAACAAGGCTATGGAGTTATAGCCGGTGGCCTGCAACGTGGCTCACAATTAGCATCAATCTACGGTGAGTCACCTTACACACAGACAACTGCAGAGCAAGAAGTATTTAACATTCCTGGTTCATTAGAATCAAAGAAACAACGTCAGAAGATTACTGGACTAGAAAAAGCCACCTTTGGTGGTCAGACTGGTATTACCAGTTCAGCACTCACACGTGACCGCGCTGGCGGTTACTAAATAAAAGCCTGCCACTAGAACTACTGGCCTAGTGGAGCGACAACAAGACCAGGAGTAGGAGCCATACCGTTTCCCCAAACGAATATGAGGCCTGCGTCAATTAACTAATAGGGAGAAGGACCACTATGTCCGATTACGACTACGAGGATGATGATGATTTCACTACTGAAAACACATCTAACGACCTAGTAAAACAACTACGCAAAGCTTCCAAGCAGAAAGATAAAGAGCTGCAAGAACTTCGTTCTCAGTTTGATTCTCTCAGCAAGGGACAGCGCGATAGATCAATCAAGGATGCCCTCGCAAGTCGCGGGATAAATCCGAAGATAGCTTCATTTATCCCACAGGATATAGACCCAACTGAAGAGTCTGTATCTAAATGGTTAGAAGATTACGCCGATGTATTCGGCTATGAATCTAGCCAAACCCAGGCAACACCTAATGTGAATCCAGCCGATGCTGCTTCGTATAAGAGAATGACAAACACTGCAGATTCTGGTGCTTCACCAGAACATAACGCAGACATTATGCAACGTCTACTCAATACAAATAGCAAAGAAGAACTGGATGATTTAATTAAGTTGTCTGGACTCTAATATCCGATCCTAACGAAAGGCTAGACCCAAGTGGCAATTCCAACCGGTACCCCCACCTCTAGCTCGACGATCAGCAACCTCGTACAAGCAGCATACGACCAGTATGTTAGAATGGCGCTTCGCTCCATTCCTGTTATGCGTAATCTTGCTGACGTCAAGCCAGTGCAACAGGCAATGCCAGGATCATCAGTTGTATTCTCAATCTATTCAGACTTAGCGCAAGCTACTTCAACATTGACAGAAACATCAGATGTATCTTCCATTGCTCTAGGTAACCCATCACAGGTTACCGTTACTTTGAACGAATACGGTTCAGCAGTAACAACAACCAAGAAGTTAAACCTAACTTCATTCAACGATGTTGACTCAGCTCTTGCTGACATCATCGCTTACAACGCAGCAGATTCTATTGACAATGTAGTAGGTCAGGTCCTGTCAGCAGGTACTGGCGTTATCTTCTCCAATGGTCCAACAGGAACTACTCCGACTTCTTCAGCAACAGTTCTACCAGTAGACACAATGACAGTTGCGGATATCCGTAACGCTGTTGTAACACTACGCACAGCCAAGGCTTTGCCTCGTATGGGTGAACTATATGCTGCATACCTCCACCCACGTCAGTCAGCCGATCTTCGCGCTGAAACTGGTACTGGTGGATTCCAAGAACTTTCAAAGTATGTTGACCGCACACCATTCGTGGCTGGTGCAGTTGGCGTAATTGAAGGTGCTTTCATCGTTGAGACACCACGTGTCCTAAACGGTCTAAAGCTAGCTGCTGGTATCACTACTAGCACAACCATCACTAACGTTGCGTTAACATCAAACGTTGCAACAATTACTACAGCAGTTGCTCACGGTCTTGGCATAGGTCAGGTCGTAGCCGTTGCTGCAGTAACTGCAACAACAGTTAACAACACAGCAGCAACAATT